CGTCAGCATCGGAGGCGCGACAAGGTACATCCCGTACTATTAATCGGAGAACTGACGCGGCGCGAACGCCGCAAAACATATAGACAAAACAAGGAGGCGAGATGAAAGGTCCAGAAAGTATCGAGGCGCCACGGGCGCTCATGTGGGAATTCCTGACCCGGTGCTACAATCGCAAGGCGGGACCAGCGGAGCGCAAGATGCAAATGGGAATCTGCGACACCATCACCGAAGCGATCGAGGGGATCGTGAAGGAGGGAGACAACATCCGGCTGAAATATCCTGGCGAGGAACCTGACCTCGCGGGAGCCGAGACGAAAGAGGCGCGAGAAAAAATCATCCGGGAGCACAACGAGGCCATGGAGAAATGGATGATGGAAGACACCTTCGCGCCACTCAACAAAAAGCAGCGAGCCTTCCTGTGGTCGATCTTCTATGCGAAAGACTTCGCCGGAGACATCGACCTCAAGGAGGCGCAGCATGTTCGAGAAGTGTCGAAGTCTCTGGGTAAAGTTGGGACGCTCGCCGACATGGAGGCCGAGATCCCGGAATGGACCGACGACGAGGAATCCAATGTCGAGTTCAAACCCAAGATCAACGAACCCGAGCCCGTGTCCGCCGACTGACGGCACGGCATATGACGCGGAAACCGTGCGTCTGGAGGAATTCCAGCGCCGAGATAAGGAGGACTGAACATGGCCGTTGGAACACCGATGATCTGGAGGCGCGGGCAGATTGCCGCGAAGTCCGAATCGACCGAGGGAACGGCGGAAACCCTCACGGCGTCGGAAGCGAAGATCAAGGCGGAGAATATATCTCTGTCCTACGACTTCCCATACTATTCCCGCGAGAATGTCGCCGATGCCTACATGAGCAAATTTACGGGTACGCTCGCGGGGCCGCGCACGGGGACTCTTTCCTTCGAGGTCGCAGTCGCCGGAAGTGGAACCGTGGACGCGGCCCCCGGCTGGGGCGTTCTGTTCCAGATGTGCGGATTTGATGAAGTGATCACCGCATCAACTTCTGTGGGATATACGCCCGAATCAACCGTGACGGCTGGAGGTGACGCCGGATCAGGAACCATCGCGCTGTTCGTGGACGGGAAGAAATATGCCCTCATGGGCTCGCGCGGGAATCTCAAGATCATGGCCCCTACCGGGAACGTGGGGAAGTTCAGTTTCGAGTTCCACGGAATTTACATCGAACCATCAGACACCGCGCTTCTCTCGATATCTCACGAAACCACGGTTCCGCCAGCGATTGTTTCCGGAGCTTTCACCCTGGGCTCTTACGCGTACAAGGCAAACAATCTGGAGATCGACATGGGGAACACGCTTGCGCTCAGGCCGGATGCCAGCGCGACTCAGGGCGGATTCTCGTACGTCATCACCAACCGCAACCCCACGGGCACCCTCGACCCGGAGGAAACGGCAGCGGCGACCAAGAACATCTGGAGCACCGCCACCGCGAATACGGAGGGCGCCTTGACGCTGACGATAGGCGCGAGCGCAGGTAATATCATCACCGTCACCGCTCCGAAGGTGCAGCTTCGACCCGGCGGACTCGGGGACAGGGACAGGGTTGTTACGGCAGACCTGGCCCTCGAATTCAACCGCTCAAGCGGAGACGATGAGGTGTCCGTAGTCCAGACATAAAAGACAGGAGGCGAGACATGGCAACGGCCTATAGCATCAAGCCGAGGCCCTTTGTTCTCGAAGAGGACAGAGATAAGCCGGAAGAAGAACAAACGGTCTTCCAACTCAAAGGGCTTACTCAAGATGAATGGGATGCGGTAATTCCCCTTATCGGCGGGAAGAATGCCGACAGCATCACGCTGCTGGGATCGACGGCAAGCAAAATCTGCCGGTACACCTTGGGCGGTTGGGACAATCTCAAAGACGAAGAGGGGGAGATCGTGCCCTTCTCGAAGAAGATGAAAGACAACCTTAATCATCTTAGCGCCGGCCAGAGGATGGAGATTGCCGTCGAGGCCCTGAACAGAAACCAACTCAATAAGGAAGACGAAAAAAACTAATGATCGCCGCCGCAATTCTCGGCGGCAAGATGGCAAATCGGAGCTGCGATAAATGCGCAATCCAACCGGACCTAAAAGAAGCCTGGGCTTGCGAAGAACAGGAGGAGCCGGCCTGGGTTCTCTTCGAAGGCGAACCCGATGAATTGCGCCTTTATCAATGCCCGATGGCGGGGATAAACAAAGTGACGGAGCGAATCGTGGAGATGTACGGCGACTTCAAACATGGGATCTTTCCCTATCTCGGGGGGAGACCCGAACAGCCGATCGCCCTTCTATCCGCGTTTCGCTTCCTTGACCGGACCATCCAAAGGATAGAACACCGTGGCTGAAGAGCAAATCAAAGTCGTAATCAAGCTCAAGGATTCGATCACCGCGAGCCTATCCAAGGTCCGGCGGGTGGTAGAGAAATTCGGGGCCAAGGCCCGCAAAGCATTCGAGGGGATCAAGCGGGCGGTGTTCTCTCTCAAGGGGGCTTTGCTTGCGCTCGGCACGGCCGCCATCGCGAAAGCATTCGTCAGGGCTGGAGCGGATGTGGAGAATTTCCGCGCAACTCTATCATCGACTCTCGGATCTGTTCAGGAAGGAAATAAACTATTCGAGGACCTGGCGAAATACGCAGGAACCGTTCCATTCCAGCTCGAGGAAATTATCCGCACCGGTACTGCTATGTCCGGAACGCTCAAGGGCGGGCGCGATGAGATCAACCAACTCATTCCGTTGATAGGGGATCTTGCCGGAGTCGGCAAAGCCCTGGGCATTTCCTTCGAGGAAACCGGCGAACAGGTAATGAGGATGTGGAACTCCGGCGCTGCAAGTGCCGACCGGTTCCGTGAAAAGGGCATTCTCGCCATGATGGGATTCAAGGCGGGAGTTTCATATAGCGTGGACGAGACACGGAAAAAGATTCTCGATTCTTGGAAGGACACGAATTCTAAATTTGCCGGATCAGCACAGAATCTATCCGAAACTTGGGACGGCAAAGTTTCCATGATGCTCGATGCCTGGTTCAATTTTCGAAGGGGTGTCATGGAAAAGGGGCCGATGGATTTTTTGAAAGCCACCCTTGAGGTCCTGACGCGCAAGGCGAAGGGAATGGGGGACTCAACCAAAGCAACCGCCGATGTAATCGTCAAGGGATTTGAGAAGATCATTATGGCGGCCGGCTATGTCGGGACCGCCCTTGAGGTTGTCAAGGCCGGTTTCTATATGCTCGAAGCGGTGGGGGCTCTGGCCATCGATGCGATAATGAAGGGTATGGCCTCCTTGCTGGATATGATCCCCAAGGCGGCCAATTCAATTATAGAACTTACCGTCAAAATCGCTCAGGGAACCCTAAGACTGAAGGGTGCCTCAGAGGAAGCAATAAATACGGCCGTACTTGCGATTCGAATCGGGCTCGGATCAAGTACGGAAGATATAAAAACATGGGCCGCGGAAGCAGCCAAATCGATGGATGAATTTGGGGTCAAGGCCGAGCAGACGGCAGATGAAGCGGCTGACTCCCTTCTTTTTCTTACCGATCCCGCACGCTTAAAGCCCCACGAAGAAACCAGGAAATTCCTTCAAGAAGTCGCGGGACAATTGCACGCCAAGGCGGCGGCCGACAAAGCTGCGGCGGAGGCCGTGAAGATTCATGAGAAGGCTCAGGAAGGACTGAATGGGGCCCTTGGATCCACGGTCCTAAATTCCGATGAAGTTAATGAAAACATAAAATGGCTGGAAGAGCACCTGCAAAATATAGATGAATATATAGACAATATCGAAAGCGGATCTACGGGCCTTGAAAGTGCCTGGGATAAATTGGCTACGGCCGCGAAGAAAGTAGCGGTAATATTCGCGGATGCAATTTATGATTCCATCGAGAAGGCCATAGAAGGGACATTCGAATGGCAAGCGGCCCTGAAGGACGTCGCCAAGGATCTTTCGAGAATGGGGTTTCAAATGGCCATGCGCGCCGCCTTCGCCGCAGAGGGTGGAGTCTTCCCCGGCTTCACAAAGCGGATGCCGATCAAGCAATATGCTGCCGGTGGAATAACTCGCGGTCCGGAAATCGCCATGATCGGCGAAGGAAAAAAACCAGAAGCGGTTGTCCCCCTGGACAACGGAAAGGAAATCCCCATCAATGTACGCGGCGGAGGAGGGATGGGAGGCGGGACGCTCAACGTCACGATTCAAGCGATGGATGGAGCCGACGTGGAGCGTGTCCTGACATCACATAGCGATGTCCTCACGCGTGCCTTCGCGAAAGCGATGCGGGATAATCCGACGATCATGCAGAGGTGATCCATGACGAGTCCGGCCTTTCCCTATACGCTGCCAAGCGGGGCGGGGTTCGCAAGCTATCCCGTTTCACAGGAGGACATCTGGGACCCCATTAATGTGCCGACGGAATCGGGCGCCGTGGAAATACGTTCCAGGTATGATGCGCCTTTGCGGTCTTGGCGGCTCATCGGGAGCAACTTCACGAAAGCAGACATGGATTACGTGATGGGGTTCCTGTATGAGAGACTGGGCGGCGGGAATTATTTCTATATCACCATTCCGCAGATTACGGTTTACAGCCCCTTCGCCGGTCCCACAACGGCCACGACCACAAGCGGAGCGATCGGGGCCCGGACATATTACGTTTCCTACGCATGGAGCGACGGGACTGACACGACAGATGACTCGGCCGAATCATCCCAAGCGATCGCCGGGAATGATCTCATAGAAGTGACGGTTCCCTCTTTCCCGGATGGGGTCACAGAGGCAAGAGTCTACATGGGAACAGCATCAGGGACGCTGACTTTCTGCGGGACAATATCATCAACAGGCGGAACATTCACGGAGCCCTTTTCAACCGTGGACGCCGACAGCGCCAGCGGGCAGAAGATTTTGAATCTGGCAGCCACTACCAATTTCGAATCCGGTCAAACTATAATCATTGGAGAAGGGACGGCGCGAGAGGAAACAAAAGTAATCGACACCGTCCAGGCCGGAGTATCAATCACGATGACGGCTAATCTGGATTACACTCATACGGCCGTACAGGCCGATGAGGCTTATCTTGACCCCGGGACGGGAACTCTCGCGCCGACATCGAATACCCTCGATTCTCTCGAATGGAAAGCGCGGATGATCGGTGAGCCGCAGAAAACAGAAATCGGGACGGGCGTCTATAATGTCCAGTTGGATATAGAGCAGGTGCGGCCATGATGACTTTGACATCTGCCCTGATTGCTGCAAAGAATCGGCTCGCCGATACCAGTGCGGGTCCCTGGCTCTGGCTCCTCGAACTGAACCGGGATGATACAACTTTCGTCAGATATGCCAAGGCCCGGGGAAATATCACGTGGAATTCCCTAACATGGACTGCCAACAATTTCCGCGTGGATCCGCCTGCGGCGGATTACAGCGGCAGTACGAAGACTTTCAATATATCTATCCAGAATGTCGATCAAACCCTTGTTACCTATCTCGAAGCTGATGAGATCCTTGACTATCCGGCGGCCCTCTACCGTGTTCATGCGGACAATTTGAGCAGCGCCTCGAACTATCTCGCCTGGCGGGGGCGCACGCTCTCGGCGGACGTAACGGACAAGTGGGCAGCATTGACGATTGGATCATACGACCTACGATCTGCGAAGTTTCCATCGGAGTTTTACTCCGCCACCCGTTGCCGCTTCAGATTCAAATCCGACGAATGCGGATATGGCGGCGGGGAAACAACTTGTGATAAAAGATCCACGACTTGCGATACGACCATGAGCAATATTGCGAGATTCGGGGCCTTCCCCACGATTCCCTTCGAGGTCCCATGATTCCTGACGTATCAGATTTGGTCGGGGTGAGGTTTGCAAGAATGGGGCGCGATGCACGTGGCGGTCTTGACTGCCTGGGTCTCGTCCGTGAGGTCCTCTATCGGGCCGGCTATGATGTCCCCGACGAAGACAGCCTGACCATTTGGTCCTTCTTCCAGGAGGAGCCCAACTGGCAGGGACTGCCCCTTGCAATTCTCGGATTCAAACCGGACGGGAAATACGTATCGCATCTGGCGGTTTACCTCGGGCACGGAATCGCGATTCATGCAGATAGTATTATGGGTAAGGTCGTTCTTTGCCCCGTGCATGATATGGATTATCCCGTGGCCGTGGCATACGTACCATGCAAGACGAGATTACAATAGTTGAGCGGGAATCATTGCTCGCCCCTCGCAAGCGGGAATATAATGTTCACGTCAATGAAGGGGCAGTGGTCTACGACTATATCCCTGAGCATTATAAGAGCCTGGATGTGGTCGGGGTCTTCCTGAATCATCAACCGCTCAATGATGATAAACTCATGAAGCGCATCCCGAAGGCCGGGGATCGCCTCACCCTCGTTCCTCATCCTGGGTTCGTTCAGATAGTTGTTGGGCTGGTGATCTGGGCCGTATCCCTTGCGGCGCAATGGGGCCTTGCAGAGTACGACAGAAGACAGGCCAGAAAGGCGGCGAGGTCGGGCAAGCTCGGCCCAACCTATACTCTCGATACCATGGCGAACACGATAGCAGAAGGCTCCCCGATCCCCTTCGTCTATGGGACCCACAGGATGGGCGGGCAGGTGATCCAGCAATACAGTACCCAATTCGTCGAAGGGCGCGACCTTCTTAATACTCTTCTCGGGATTTGCGAGGGACCAATCAACGACATTAACCCGAACGGATTGTCTGACCTTCACATAGACGGAAATGTTGCAACGCTATACCCGAATATTTACGTCCACAAGAGGCTCGGAACAAATACGGATACAGTTATCAAAAAGGCTTTTCGGCGCCGACGGTTCGGTCACGACAATCACGGCGGCGAATCAATTAACATACGGCGCGGCCATAACAAAGACGGGCACGGCTTCGGCCGATCGTTTCAAGCTCAAGGTCTATTTCGCCACCGGTCTATATTTCCTTGATAATAATCAATTCAGGCATGATGCAGTATGGCAGGCTCAGGTACGCTACCGGACGACGGCAGGGCCGGGCGCGTGGAATACGCTTTATTTCCCGGCCCAATATCCTTACCTGAGAATCTCAGCCAACAGTGATGCCGGGTCAACTCGTGTTTACATAGAAACCACGAACGGGCAGAGCCTATCGGATACCTACGGGATGATCTTTTCGGCAGGAGAGAAATTCCTCATCAATTGGGGCGGTCCCCGACAAGAGACATGCACCGTCTCCGGATATTATCCGAGTCTTGGTTATATCGACGTAACGGGGGCCCTGACCTACGACCACACTGCCGATGATGCTGATTATGTTTCAACGACGGATGCTTTCTATTCTCATGCCGACTGCCGAGTAGAACCCTTCTCGATATGGATTGAAAATGTTTTCCCATCGAAGGCTTCCTATGATATCGAGATTACAAGGCTGACCAGCGATCACAATGCAAGCACCGGCCGATATTCGGATGCTTACCTTTACGAGTATCAACAGATTGCGGATGATTCTCTGATTTATCCCAATATCGCCAAGATCGCCATTCAAGCGGCGGCTTCGGATATGCTCACGGGAGAAACGCCCCGGTTTACTTCCCTCATAGAAGGACGCTTGCCGATGGCGATGGCAAGCGCCACTACATTTTCGGCACCGGCCTTCTCAAATAACCCGGCCAACGTCGCGTCAGACATAATTACCCATCCCCGATCCTCTCTCAAGACGAGGATCGACCAACGATTCAAGCTTACGCTGAACACGATATCCGGCCCCTTTACGGTCGGCGAAGAGGTTCTGGGTCCCGCAAATGACTACCAGTTTAAGGGGGTTGTAAGATCCTATTCCAATCCCGAGATCGTTATCGAGAGCACACAAGGAATTCCCTATACGAGTATCACGGGGCAGACATCTTCGAGCACTGCGAATATTACCAGCATCGACGAAGCCTATGGATTCGACATGGCACGCCTCTGGGAGTTCCACGAGTTCTGCGATGAGCAGGTGCCGGACGGTTCTACCGTCACCACCGTTGATGCGGATTCCAATAGCGGTCAAAAGGTACTGAATGTTGCGAGCACGGCCATTTTCCTAAATTCAGATTCAGCCACTACGGTTGATGCCGACAGCGCAGCAGGTCAAAAAGTTCTTTCTATTGCTGACACCTCCGAATATTCGGTTGGCGATTCGATCTTGATTCATTCGGGCGGCGCGCGCGAAGAGTGCAGAGTAGTGGCAAGTATTCAGGGGACCGAATCGATTACCCTTGTTGACAACCTATCCAATGCCCATACGGCGGCGCAGGCCGATGATGTCACGATCTACAATACCGCGGTGATAATCAATTACGGCGGCGCGCGAGAGGAAAGCGGAACGATCGATACTATTCAGGGCGGCGCTTCGATCACCCTAACGGCGAACCTTAGTTACACTCACACCGGAGCGCAGGCAGACGAGGTGAGCCTCGCCGAGAATCGCGCCGAGTTCGATTACGTTTTCGACGGAGACGACAACGGATACGATGTTCTCGAACGGATCGCCGTCTGCTCGCGAGCGATGCTTTATGAATATGGGGGCAAGATATATTTCCGACCCTTGAAATCCGCAACGCCCGGGCAGCTCATCACGATGGGGAATATCAGGCGTGGTTCATTCCAAGTATCCTATCTGCCGAAAGGGATCAGGCCGAACATTCTCGATATTACCTACAAGGATAAGAATCAAGATTATCAGACGCGCACTGGGACGATCGAAGATCCGGCGGCGCTAACCAATTCAGAACCGCTTGTTAGATCCAATCTTGAGCTATTCGGAATCACGAGGGAAAGCCAGGCCAATCGAGAAGCCTATTTCAGGCTGAAGCGCCTCCGCTACACGGGTAAGTTGATCAAATTCAAAATGGGTATCGAATCGATTGATTTCGAAGTGGGAGATGTTTTCTATTTTCAGCACGACATGCCCGGGATTGGATCGGGAGGGGGAAGAGTAGTATCCTCGACCAACTCCACCGTGACATTGGATAATGATTGCACGATATCCGGCGGCGAGACAATACGAATCCGGCACAATGATGACACTCAAGAGACACAGACCTTAACCAGCGCGGCGGGGACGCATCGCCTCTTGTCGATTGCCGCCGCTACATGGACGTCGAACCCCTCGAATGGGGACGTCTGGGCTGTCGGGACTTTGGGCCGATATCGCGCCGTCTCCATCAAACCGGATGAAGATCAATCGAACGCCGAGATCATCGCCGAGGAAGACGATTCGGCTTATTATGTTGACGATTACGGAGTCCTTCCGACCTTCACCGCTTCGACCCTACCAGACCCGAAGGAGCTCCCGCCGGACGTGGAGAATGTAACATTAAAGCAGGGTTTCGGGATCAATCCAAATCATCAAGCGGCCTACTTCCTGGATGTTGGATTTACAAAGCCGGATAACAAATCATATTCCAAGGCGCTCATCTACTTTAAAGAACTCAGCGCACAGGTCTTACTTGAAGGGCGCTCGGATTTCCTGAGCGGATCAGGTAACGGTGAATTCAGAATGCCAAAGGGGATCTGTTCCGACGGGACCTATGTTTATATTGCCGACAAGGGGAACCACAGGATAGTCAAACTCAATCTCCATGATCTGTCCTTCGTCGCAAACATCGGAAGCCAGGGAAATGGAAATGCTCAATTTGAATCCCTTTCTGATGTCGCGACAGACGGAACACATCTTTGGATAGCCGACACAGAGAATCATCGAATCCAGAAATTAACAGTGGCCGGAGTCTATGTCGATGAACTCGGAACGAAGGGGGCCGGGGCGGATCAGTTCCAATTTCCATTCGGGATCTGCCACGACGGGAGCGCGTTCGTCTACGTGACCGACACCTACAATCATCGGGCAGTCAAAATCGATGACGCACTCGATGGCAATGCCGGGGCGGGAACATGGTCAACGCTCGGCGCGCAAGGGGCGGGGGCCGATCAATTCGAAGCCCCGATGGGAATAGATGTTTCTGGATCTTATTATTACGTTTCTGACACGCAGAACCATCGCATCGTCAAAAGTGATACCGGCATGGTCGGCAGCGGCGGCGGGACTTGGACTACAATAGGATCGAGCGGCAGCGGTGATGATAATTTCTATTTCCCTTCCGACATCGCGACGGACGGAACCAATGTCTGGGTGGCGGACACCGGCAATCATCGCTATCACAATCGGCTCGCCTCCGATTTGTCACACGTTGACGATGTCGGAGCATGGGGCAACAGAAGGAACGAGTTCAAATACCCGGACGGGATTGCAGTACAGGGTTCAGTTGTCCTCATTGCCGAGCGTGGAAACCATAGGGCACAGGCGCGCGATTATAGGGAGATCGGTTACGGAGCCTACCATCTACAGGGCGAAACCGAAACGGGTTCTTACCGGATCTGGAGCGGAATCGCGGCAGGCGAATCCTACCAGTGTTCGGTAGTTTCCGTCTCGCCTTATGGAAATCACAAGCTTGCCGTTCAAGGGCCGAGCGCAACGATCGACGTTGTAGATGCGAGCTCGATTCCGCCTGATATCACCGACCTTGCGGTAACCAATCTCGGGTCGGGCGGAATCCGCTTGACCTGGGGAGCCNNTACATATTCGGCGCTGGAATGCTATGAGATCCGGTGCGGGGAGACGTGGGCAGCGGGGCAGAAGTTCGCTACTACCACAGCGACATCCTACCTGCTCTCCCCGATGGTTACGGGATATTCTCGCACCTATTGGATTGCAGCAAAATCAACGTCCGATGTCTATTCAACGACGCCGGACTCTGTGACCTATACTCCAGCAAACAATACCAGGGCGTGGCCGGGGAATCGCAACGCCTGGAATTTGGCGACTTAACTAATGGCTTGGGACGAAATCAAAACGAACATGACCGTGGTCGGGGCCAACCTTCAGCTCGACGAGGGCTGTATCGAGGGGTCCTATGATACGGGCTCGCTCGATATCGGAGTTCTGGCATGGCTCGATATTAATATCCTCCTCGACTGGCAGATGGACCCGAGCGACGTAGGGTTTTCTTCGGTGACGGTTCAGATGAAGACGAGCCCGGATAATGTCGCCTGGACTTCTTACGCGCTGTTCAACCCGGGTGAGTATTATTGCCGATACATCCGAGTGTTGGTAACCGTCATGGGCGATCCCTATCACGATCAGCGACCGAAGCTGACCCAATTTCAAATCCAAGCCGGGGAATCCGATTCGCGCATGGCTCAGCCTGCGGTTGACTCGTCCCTGGCGGCGGTGCCCGCAAACCCGGATCTCGGGGACCGGCACATCATTACGGCAGACGGGACGATCGCCACTTGCGTTGAATCCGATTCGGAGGAGTGGCGCTACGCGAAACCGCTGCCTTTTATGCAGGCTTATGATACCAACGCTGGGGCCCTCAAAACATACGACGGAGGATCATGGAAAACTGACTCAGCGAGGGATCGGCAGTTCAACTCCTTCGGCCTGGGCATGGCCGCGACCGGGACCGCCGGTCAAATACGATGCGGGGATGGGACGAACTATTTCGGAACTGCTGCCGACGGGGAAGTGGCGCTGACTGGAACTGCGCGCGTAACCAAATCAATCAATATCTCCCCCGCCCTCATGACGGTAGGGGCAACCCCTGCAACGGCCGCAATCGTTGGCATTTTCGATGTCCTCCAATTCACCTCCGTTACGCATGATGATGCGCATTTCACATGGAGAATTCCGGAGGATTGGGACTCATCTACAGATTTTTCGGTTTATATTTATTGGGCTCCTACAGATGGGAATGCAGGCAATGTGAAATGGCAGCTAGACTGGATCGCCTTGACTGCCGAGAATAATGAAGTCCTTACCGGAGGGGTTACAACCCCAACCGTGACTGATGCAACGCAGGCGCTTCAAGATGAACTTCTTCTTACTTCGGCCATGGCTATCGGTCACGCATCCGTTTCGGCAGAAGAAGTCATCGGCTGTCGGATCCATCGGGACCCTGGAGACGCCGCGGATACCTACGGCGCTTCCGCCTCGTTGGTTCTGATTCAAATTGAGTATACGGCCAATAAATTAGGTAAGGCAACATGACCGAAATCTACGCCCGCTGCGAAAACGAGAATTGCCGCGGTCACAATAGGGTGCTACTTGTCTCGTATGCCGTCATCGTCGATGGCCGCCTGAGAAACAAATGCTTTCACTGCGGCGAGACTTTGATTCAACTTTCCTCGCGTGAGTTGCGCGAGATCCGAGAGGCGAGAAACCAACTGAGAGATCGGAGGCGAGAATGAAAACTCTTCTGATTGCGCTGATAGCGCTTGCGAGCGGATGCACCGCGATGGAAAGCGCCATGAAGGGCGCGGCAACGATGGCGATCGACGGGGGCAAGGCGGCGCTTGAGGCGCAGTGGCCCGCGCTGAAATCGGACCTGCTCGACGCGGCCGCGAAAACCGCGAAGGACACGGCGGACAGGGCGGTAGAAGTTGCAGTGGGATACAGCGCCGAGAAAACGATCGCCGTAACGGACGCCGTCGCTTTCGCTGTCGCCAGGAAAGCCGGGATCGACCCGGCCAAATACGATTACAATGCGGATGGGAATTGGGACGAGGGTGAGATGGCCGCGCTGCAGCAGGCGATTGTCGAAAAAGAAGGGCGCCCCTGGTGGATCGATCTGCTCGTGGCAAGCGGCGGATTGGGCTTGTTATTCACCGGCGGCAAAACTGCGCGGCGATATCTCAAGGGGAAGGAAGCGCCTGCTATTTGAGGAAAAAAGCGATGTCCTGGACCGACGCAGAGCGCAGGGGATGCGAGGAGAAGCACAAACGGATCGATTTGGAGATCCGCGACATGAAGCGGGACACGGCCAGGGTGGAGACATGCTCGGGCCGGAAGCTTTCGAGGTGGACCGCCGCGCTACTCATCATCGTGCTGCTATCCATCGTCGGTGCCTGCTACGCCATCGCCGGCGGCGCCCTCTCTCGGACCGCAGAACAGGGGGAGAGGACCCGCGCTGTCGAGGTCCAGGCCGAATCGAATACCGTGCGGCTCGACAGGATCGAGAAAAAAATCGACGAGATCCTCGCCCCCGTGAAATGAGTGTCACGCCTCCGAGACGGGCTCCCAGAATCTCCGTTTCTGGGGGTCAGGCCGGGGGCTCAGGGCTCCCGGCCACGCACTCGAAGCGCATGTGCTCCAGGGCCACCCGCCGGGCGGATATGGCGGGAGCAGGGCCGGGCGACCGGCTCTGCTTATTGGCGCCCCGCGCCACCCGATGGCGTGATCCGCCACCGGCCCATTTCCCCGCAAAGCGCTCAGATTCGCCCAGGTGAGCATTTAGCAGCCGGACATGAGTAATCCTGCCCATCTCGCCGCAAACGCGCTTAGGCGCGCAATGTAATATTTTTATACACGGAAACATTACATTCGTTGCGCCGTATAATTTCCTAAAATTATTAATATTCTCCCTTGACTATTTCGTAAAATATTGTATTATGGAGGTAGATGAAACGAGAGTTAAACATGATGGAGGATAGAGCGATGAAAAAAGAGCGGATCATCATGCACACCGAGCTCAACAGCGGGATCTATCGGGACGACCGCGAGCGCTGGGCCGCGCAGGACGCGACCTTCGCCGATGGGCCACGCGGACGCCTGCAGGCCGCGCGAGCGCTGCGGCGGAGGCGTGCCGAGCTAGTGCGCTCCTTCGGTGGGGTTGGCGCAGGCATTACCACGCTCACCCTGGACGACGAGGACATCAGCGACGAGCTGCTCCTCGAGTTGGAGCTCAAGGAGGCTGGCGACGTAGGCTCTATCCTCCGCTTGTTGCGGAGGTAACGGCTCCGGCGGCGGGCGACTGTCGCCGGGGCACCAGAAACCCCGGGCCCTTTTATACTGGAGGTAGCATGAAGGCATATAAAGCAACAACTCACGACCTGCGCCCACCGGTNCGTGGCGGTGATCCGATCTGGGACGGCTCCCTGCCGCATGAACTGCCAGCTTTAGATCTGGATCGTAGTGACGCAGAATGCGGCGCCGGATGGAACGCCTGCTCCACGCCGGAAACTGCGCTGCGGATCGCCGGACTGTGGCCAACCGGGCGCCCTTCGCGACTATGGGCGGTAGAGGCTGATGGCGAGGTCCTCATGCGCGGTGATAAGCTGCGCGCTTCGACCTGGACGATCACGTCGGAGGTGCCGATCACGCGAAAAATGCTCGTCGAGATCCATGCCGCCGTAGCCGGGGGGGGGCTTTCTGAAGACGAAATCGTAGATGAAGTGATCGCGTGGCGTGAGGCGCTAGCGCGACCGCTCTGCGACAGGGACCTTGTAATATCCTCTCTGGCCGAGGCCATAGAAGCGCGCGGGTTGGCATGGTCCCTGATCGAGCTCCCACCTGCCCGGGACGCCTGGGGCGCCCGGGACGCCTGGAGCGCCTGGAGCGCCTGGGGTGCCTTGGACGCCTGGGGCGCCTGGTCCGGCTGGTCCGCCTTGGACGCCTGGGGCGCCTGGTCCGCCTTGGCCGCCTGGGACGCATTGTACGCCCTGTCACACTACGTCGCATGTCGGCGAGGATGGCTGAAGGGCGATCCGCAGACGTACACGGTGGGCATTCGCGATGCCTATCGGCGCGGCCTAGATGTTGCCATTCCGATAAAGGGTGGCCTCGGCTGGGCGATGAATAATGATGATGCGGAAATCTGAAATCACCAGAAACCCCAGGCCCTCTCCCACATGGCGGGGCGGGGGCGCAGGATCTCCGCCCCGCCGGGACCATGAGGGCCGCAGATGGAGGAGAGGACCATGAACTGGCAACTGACGGGCAGCGACGGGCGATACGAGATCCAGGGGGATCATGAGTACGGAACCGGAACCGGGCGCGTGGCGCTGATTTGGTTTGCCACTCCCCGCGATGCGAGGATCATGGCGGCGGCGGAGGAGATGCTTCAGGTACTGGAGGTCCTGGTGGCCGAGGCAGACGAGTACGCCGACTCAGTGGCATTCGATATGGCGCGCGAGATCATCGCAAAGGTGGGAGGAGAGGACCATGAGTGAGCGACTGGAGATGATCACGCCGCAAACCCTGCGGCTGCACGCGCAAGTGCTTGACCAGGTGGACAGGGATGACACGGTGCGCCTCCTCGAACGGGCTGCGGACGCATGGGAAAACGAGGTCCCCGACAGGGTTCTGGAGATGAGCGATCCCGGACTCGTCGAGGACCTGGCCGCGCAGGTCGCGCACTGGAAAAAAATAGCCGAGGACCTGCGGCATGACATCGCGGGTCTGCTCGACAAGCTCTCGCCGACCGATCCGAGGGGGTGCATCGAGACGGCGGTCCACGCACTGGAGCCGCTGGCCGGCGACGGCAAGGCGAGCGTGCGGGTCGCATTCTGCGCACTGGCCGGACAGGATGTTCCGGCCTGGGATGCGATCCAGGCGCAGGAGCGAGCCGTCCGATACGACTATCCTGACAAACCCTCAGACGTGATCATCAGCAAAAGCGAAGAGCGGCGCGGCGTGATGATCGAGGCGCAGTATTCCCGCGCGCCGCTGCCTTCGGACATCGGGGAAGGTGACGAGACCGAGCACCGGATTGCCTTCACGACTCGGGGGGTAGAATGAAACCATTTATCAAACAGCTNATCCGCCNCCGCGCATGCGCNGACGCGATCGAATGGGCGAACCGGTACGCAACGATAGAGGTTGCCTGGGGCGCATGCGAGCGGGGGGACTGGATGCTCTGGGTTCTGGGGCGGCTTGCCGGCCCTCCCGGCAGTGACAGCCGCCGCCGACTCGTGCTGGCGGCATGCGAGTGTGCGCGGCTGGGCCTGCGATACGCGCCCGCGGGCGAGGGCAGGCCGTTGCGCGCTATCGAGGCGGCGGAATCGTGGGCACGGGACG